GATGACGGCGGTCCCATCGCCGCGCGCTTCGAGTTCGTACGGCGTGGCCGGAAGCGTGAAGGCGTCGTCCTCCCAGTGGCCGCACCGCTCGTCGATCGGAAAGAACGTCGGCGCGTTCGGGTCGATCAGGTCGATGATGTTGCGGCAATCGCTCGGCTGCTGGTAGACGAACATGAAGCCCGGCGGCGGCGTGTCGGTCAACAGCGCGAGATTCGCGCGCACCGTGGCGAAGCCCCATTCATGCGCTTCGAGCGTCAGGTCGCGCGCGATCGGATAGAACCGGGCGCAATGCTCGGCCTGCGCGCTGCCTTCCGGCGGGCTGATGCTCGACACCGTGGCGCGGTCGCCCAGGTGTGCAAGTGCCAGATTGCAGATGTCGACTTCGCTTGCCATGTCGATCCTCAAATAAAAACGGGAACCCTTGGGCTCCCGTATTCGCTCACCGATACGCGAGCACTTACGACAGGTCGGCTTCGAGCGTCGGGTCGCGCGGCAACGCGCCGGCCGGGTTGTTGCCGGTGGTCTGCGGTTGCGCGGGCTTCGGTCGCTTGATCTGCTTGCCGTCCGCGCGTTCCATCCACGAATGGTGAAGCGCCTGCTCGTCTGCGACTTCGAACTCGTCGCCCGGCTCGCGGTAATGGCCGTAGTACCCCGCCACGATTGCGATAACTTTGATGCTCATGGTTCAAGCCCCGATGAATGGCCGGGCCGAAGCCCGGCGCCTGATTAGGCCGTGAAGCCCTTGGCGTAATCCACCGTGCCGTTCAGCGTCTGGAGATCTTCGACCAGGCCAGCCGTGATCACACCAGCGGACATCGTGCCGACCACCGTATAGACCAGACCGACGTACCGGCGGTACTTGCCGTACGGCAGATCAAGGCCGATCAGACGCGTCTTTGCGGTCAGCGACGCGAGCACGATCACCGGCGTGGCGTAGTGCGTGATCAGGTTCGTGGTTAGCGCGGCGTCATCGGCCGACACCAGCGAGATCTGCATCGACGTGCCGCCCGCGAACGCGAGTGGGCCGGTCTGTGCGAACAGGCTGATGTCCTGACCGTCGCCGATGCCCGCCTTGGTGTTCGGGCCGCCGCTCGGCAGGGTGTCGATGACGTTGCTCGAATTCGCGGTGACCGTGATGGCCTGCGCATCCGAGAACAGGTTTTGTTGGTCCATAATCATGGTTGCTACTCCTGTTTCGTTTAAGAGCAAGCCGCCTAAGCGGCCTGCGCCTTTGCGCTGCGATTAGACGACGCGGCCTTCGGTCGACAGCAACTGATCACAGATGCGGATCGGGATGCCGAGGAACATCGTGGTGATCTGGCCTTGAGCGACTTCGATGCTCAGTGCGTTCTGCGACTTGTTCATCGCTTGCCGGCGCAGCATCTTGCCAACAAGACGATTCACGTAGAACACCGGGCGGCCGACACCTTGACGCGGAAGACGCGCGGTCATTTCAATCAACAGATCCGGCAGGCTGACCGGCGACGTACCGTTGACACCAGGGAACGTCGGCGCGGTCGACGTAACCAGATCGGCCACGTTGATGTTTGCCGCGCGCACCGTGTAGCGCCAGTCTTTCAGCGCAACGCCGCAGTTCCATTCCCAGCGGTCAGCCAGGGCGCGGAAGCGGTTGTTGTTCGCGTCGAACGCGTCGATTTCGCCCAGGTCCTGATGCATGATCCCGGCCTTCGAGCCCTTCGGGAAAATGCCGGTCAGCGTCTGATCGCCCCAGCTCACGAGCCAGATCGAGCAGTTGTTCGAGCCAGTGCCGCCGCAATCAACGATGTTGTTGCCGTTGGCTGCGCCCGAAATCGTGCTATAGCGCGGCGCGAGGCCGTTGAAGCGCTCGGCGTTCACGGTCGTGTCACCGTAGAACAGCGTTTGCGCCATCGTTTCATTCATCGCTTCAAGGAAGGCATTCGCTTCCGAGAGGCGGAACGCGGCGCTGTTGCCGTTCAGGTTTGCGGCCTTCACGTCGATTTCGTTACGCGCTTCGAGCATGCCGCACGCTTCGTCGACCTGTGCGCGCGTCGACTTGCTGGCCGGCACGCCGCCGTACATGCGGCGCCATACGACCGACGGCAAACCGGTGCGAACCGTGGTGCGGTGACCGGTCGGCAGATTGCCTTCGGCCCAGGTGGCGTCGAGCAGAATCTCGTTGGTCTGGTTGAGCAGTTCGACCACATCGGCGGTCGTGCCGTTCGGGTCGAGCGATTTCGCTACGTCGAGCAGCGTGGGATTCTTGGTGCCAAGCACGGCCATGATGTGCGCCCCTTATTTCTGGTTCGGATAGAGACGGTTCTCGATCGGCTTGGCGGCGCGGTCTGTCTGCGCTGCTGCACCTGTGACGAGCTGGCCGTCTTCACTGATTGCCTTGCCTGCCTTGACGAAGAACCGGACAACTTCCGGGTGATTGCCGAGGCCGCTTTGATTCAGCAGCGTTTTCAACGCGGGGGTGCCGAACGTGTCGAGCGCTTTCTTTGCGACGCCGAGGTTCTCTGGCAGCTTGTCGCCGCCGATTTCCTTGTCCGTCGTGGTCTGTTCAGCCCACTCGGCGGTCATCGTCTTTTGCTGCTCGACCAGTTGCGCCGCAAACCCTTGCGCCTGCTTGGCGCCGAGATCCGCAACACGCTGTGCCTGCTCCTGCGTCAAGCCGAGTTCCTTCGCCGTCGCCTTCAACTCGTCAAGCGCTTCGCCTTTCAGGTCGACGCCTTCGGGCAGCTTGAATTCGTAGACGACTTCCGCTGGTGCATCCGCCGGCTTGTCTGCCGGTTTCGCGCCGTCGGTTTCGGCTGGTTTTGCTTCGGTGCTCGTTGCCTGCGCGGTGCTGGCATCGGGCGTTGCTGCCTGGCTTTCCGGTGCGTGCGCGGTAACCGCGTCGCTGGCCGTAGTTGCCGTTTCCGCTTGGCTCTCAGTGATGGGGTCAGCCATTTGGTTTTTCCTTTACCTGCGCTTCGTTCGCCATCTGCGCGTAGAGACCAAGGCCGCCTTCGATCGTGTGGATCTGAGCCATCAGCTTTAGCGCAATGCTGCGTTTCCCTTCGTTGAAAATCGACCAGTTCGCGTTGCCGTCGAATGACTGCTGGTACAGCCGTGCGTCGCCTAACAGGCGCCACATAAGCCGACGGCCACGTTTGCTACTCATGAGCCAGCGAATGTCTTCCGTCTCGACCGCGGCTTCGAAGCGCGTCTGCTCCTTAGCACTACTACGCAGCTCGTCTAGGGCCGCGAGATCGGTCGGGTTAAAGTCGTCGGTCATCGTGAGCGGAGAATAAGGGCGCGCGTTTGCGGTATGTGAACGGTCATCCGCCGTAAATGCGATTGGCGATTGACTTCGGCTCACTGTTGCCGGCCGCGAGTTCCATGTCGGTGATCTGCAGCGACAGCGAGTTGTCGGCGCCGTCCTGGTTCTCGTACTGCGACACGCTGCACACTTCGACGAGCGCGGTGAGTTGCATCACGCTACCGACGGCGGGCATTTCGGTGATGCTGAGCTTTGCGAGATCCTCGTCGCACAGGCAGATCTTCAGACCGTACGGGTACGCCGGCTGGTCGTTGTCGCCGTCACCGTCCGGATCACCGAGCATGGTGCCGGCCTCAGCCGGCGTGAGCTTCATTGAGATCATGTGCCGGTGTCCGGGTTGGATGAAATGAAGCTCTGCACCGTGGTGCCGAACGTGCTGATTACCGCGTTAGTTGTGCCGTCAAGCACGTTCCACGGCGAACCGTACATCGCATACACGATGATCGCGGCGATGTTCCACCGATAGCGGTTCTGGTACGCCTCAAACATGTGGCGCGATGCCCACGCCGCGCGCTGCGGATCGGTGTCGGACGACTTACCATTCCATTCAGAAATGATGATCGGCACGCCGCCATACCGACGATTGAGGTATTCGTAGATATTCACCCACGGCCGGTTGACGCCCATCTCGACGGCGGTTAGCGGGCCGTAATCTTCGTAGTTGTGCCAGCTGGTCCAATCCCAGCGAACCAGCGGCCAGCCCGAACTGCCGTCCGGCTGCGTGCCGTACCACATCATGTCGGCCAGCGCGATCGAACATACGGTGTACGCATTGGAACCCGCAAGGCATCCCGGCACTGCATGCACGGCGTCGATAGCGCCGCGCTGCACACCGCGGAAAAGCGGCACCAGCGTGTTGCTGAAGTCGGACGGCAGTCCGCCCTGCGCGTCGCCGATGTTGATGCTTCTCTTCGTGTCGGCTTCGTTGCCGCACTCGTACAGGGTGACGCCGAGCGGCGCGAGCGCTTGCACGACCGGTAAAACGTTTGCGTAGGTAGTCGCGTAGGCCGCTTGTTCGCTCACGAAATTAATGCCACCTGACTGGATCTCGATGTCCAGGCAAAGCAGCATCTGGATACCGGTGTTGTCGGCTTTCAGCGCGGTCGCATAGGCGATGATATTGGGCATGCTGACGGGGCCTTCCCACGTCATGCGCATCAGCTTCATGCCCATCGTCTTGAGCCCGGCGATGTGCATGGCGATCGACTGCGTGTCATCGTAGTGGGCGTTCGCGCCGTAGAACATCGGCTTGCCGTACTGAAGACGCGAGTTGCTATAGATCGGCGGGTTGTACGCCTTGACGGTGAAGCTCTGGATCTTCATCACGTCGGACGCGCTGGCGAGCGTGCCCCAAAGCGTAAAGCGCTGTTCCTGCGTGAAGTCGAACGCGAGGAAATCGAAATCGATCGTGCTGCCGCCAGCACCGGTCACATTGGACGCGCCCAATTGTGCCTGGGTGCTTCCCTGATTCTGAACGGTGAACTTCATCGTCGAACTGTTGTTCGTCGTCTGCACGTCAGTCCACGCGAAGTTCGTGTGCCCCAGCACGACGCCCAGCGTCTTGGCGTTTGCGCTTGGCGTGAATGACCACTTGATCTCGAATTCCAGATAGCCCGACGGCCCGATCGTGTTGGCCGGGATCGCGATCACGTCGAACGGCGTGGATGCCGTCGAGCCGGTCCAGTTGAAGGTCGCGTTGGTGCGCGATGCGACCACCGTGCAACCGACCGGATATGGGTAGTACTGACCGGCCGCGATGCCGCGCGCGTTGCAGTTGGTCGGATAGGGGTCCTGCATCGCGGCCCGGATCGCTGACAGCGGAACGCGGACCAGTTGCCCGTCCTGATGCGCCTGAATGGAGTCCGCTACGGATAGTGGACGCGTCGACATTTGGGGTGTGGTCATTGCGGGCCGCCTGTGTATCCGGTGAGATTGCTCATGGAGTCCGACAGCACATTGCTTGCGCCGCCCTGCGTGGGCGCGGTCGCGGCGGTTTTCGCTGTCTCTGCGGCCTGCTGCATCGCGGCCTGCTGCTGGGCCTGCGCTGCGGCCTTGGCTCGCGCCTGGCGTGTCGAGTCGCGCTGATCGGGATCGACATCGAGTGCCGGATCTGTGCCGAGCGCGTCGGCATACTGTTCGTACCAGCCATCGGGATCGAAGTTGTCGAGCACGGTCGGCGGTTGCTGCGCGTTGATCTGCATCATCGCGATACCGTTAAGCGCAATCGTGAATTTGTCGATCGAGTTGGTGCCGACCTGTTTCTGTGCCTGTGCGAGAATCGAGACGAACTCAACCTGCAGTTGCACGCCGGCCAGTTCTGGCGGGGGCGGCGGCAGCAAGCCCGCTTCGACGACGATGTCGAACGCCGAGTCGACGAGCGGTTTGAGCAGTTCATCGTGTAGCCGCTCGATCACCGGCCCTAGCATCAGCATCTTTTCTTCGTGCAGTTCTGCGACTTCCGTCGCCGTCATGTTCGCGTTGGTGTTGTTCGCGAGCATGAGGAACAGATCCTCATAAAACGCGCTCTTGATGCGCGAACGCACGTCTTCGATGTCGGCCAGCAGATACTGCAGCGGCAGACTGACTTCAAATAGCGATTTGATGCCACCAGTCGGCTGCGCTGAATCGGCGTACGAGATGCCGCCCGGCAGCGTGTCGATGTCGTGGTTCTTCAATGACGTCGGCGCTTGCAGCGGCGGCTTCGTCATGTAGTCGATTGCCTGGCCCTTGCGCAGCTGCTCGTGCTGCAGCTGGCGAATATCGCCTAGCGCGTCCATCGCCGGCCCGTTGCCGTAGATGTCGCCGCCGTAGGTCGACCAGCGCGGCGCGACCACGCGGAATTTCTTGAAGCCCGACACGGACAACAGCGCGTTGTCGCCGCCCGTCGTCGCCATGTTCGAGGTTTGCTGCGAGTCCGACGAGCCGCCGAGTTCGAGATACGTCGATGTCCACGCCATGTTTCGCGCGTCGTTCTTCGTGTGATCGCGGTCTTCGTTCGGCTCGATGCAGTGGATTACCGTGCGCCACACGTCCAGATTGCCGGTGTCGTACATGTTCCGGCAGTTGTCGCTCACGTTCTCATAGCCGAACTGCTTCACGAGCTGGGCGACAGTCTTCTGGAATTCGCGATAGAGGGTATCGACTTCGCCGCGGTCGCTGGTCGAGATGCAGTACTCGCCGGCCGTCAGCGGGTACATGCGAATCACGTCCTGGTAATCGGTCATGATGATCGACACCGCGGTCCCGAACGCGCCAATCTCTTCGTACATCGAATGCAATGACCGGTACACGTTCGACCGGTTGAAGATGTCGAGAATCAGCTTCGTGACATCGGCGCACCAGATCTTCACCGACTGCTTTTTGTTCAGATCGTCATACGGCGTCTTGAGCGCGATCCACGGCCGGGCAGGCGACGTTGCGCCAGCCATCAGTCCGGCACCAAGCACGCGCAGCGATTTCGTGGCCGTGCTGTCGAATATGTTCTGGTTGCGCCGGTTGCCGCGGTTGCGGTCTTCGACGAAGAAGCGCCCGGCACGCGGCAGCAACACGTTGGAAATATCCTTGTACTCACGAATCCACGACGAACGTTCATTCCGCAGCGCGTACCAGCGTTGCAGAATCAGTTCCTTGCGCGTCTTGACCGGCTTCGCATTGCCACCCGACTGGCTGGGTTTGGCGCTGCTCGTGTCTGGTTGCGCGGTCTGGTCGTTCGTGAGTAGCGTTGCCACTTAGCTGCCCAGCAACGTGTTCGCGCCGAGCCCGCCAGCGCCGCCCAGGTTCAGCGCCGAG